CGCGGCCAACTCGTTGCGCAGCGTGCAAGCCTCGTAGGAATTGCCTGCCGCCAGACACTTCTCCAATGCACTCTGCGCCGCCGATGAAGTCGGCGCCGCGGGCGCCGCGGGGATCGTCGGGTTCTGGCTGACCGGGCCGCCGTAGGACGGCGCAAACAGCCCGCCCATCGGGGGCGGGATATCGCGGCCGCGGCTCGAGCCGGTGCCGTAGGGGCCGACGTCAGGCCGCGAGACGCCGCTATAGGTCGGGGCGCCCGCCAGCAATGCTGCGAACTCCTCCGGCGTGAGTGACCGGCCTTTGCGCAACGGGGGAAGTGCCAGATCCGCCATGCTCTCACCTCATCATACGTTGACGCCGGCGCCGTCGTAGGTCGCCGCGATCGAGATCAGTTCAATGTCGGGCGCCGACTGCTGCGCGATCGTCACCTGACAGATCGGTGCGTGCGAGAAGCCGGTGAAGCCGATCGACACCCACATGGTGTTGCGTACAGTCGGCGTCGCCGGCGCGGGCTGATCCCACTGCAGGTAGGCGAGCTGGTCCGGCGCGCTGGGTGCTGCCTGCACCGGCAACGGGTTGCCCGGCGACCAAGGCGGCGTCCAGCCCGGCGTCGGGCCCCAGACGCCCTGATCCCAGACATCCAGCGGACCGGGATCGGGGGCTGCCGATGGCGGCGTCGGGATGGTGACGACGTAATCGGTGGCGGCCGACAGCTGCGGCTGGAACGGCTCGCCGGCGCGCGCCGCGAAACTGGCGCGCGCCTGCCGCCACACGATCGTTGCCGACTGCGACGAGAACATCTCCCAACCACCGACCATGGTGCAGGTGTAGGGCACGCCGTTGTCGGTGCCGGTGATCTCCGCCTGCACGATGCGGCCGTCCTGCGTGCCGAAGAACAGATCCGCGCGCAACCGACCGAAGCACATCGCGTCCCATCCCGTGAAACGCGCCCACGCGCCGGTGGCGATGTTGACCGCACCCATCGTGTAGGCGCCGGGCAGGCCGCCGGGCCATGTCACAAGCAGGTAGCCGCGCTCGTCCCACTTCGACATGGTCCAAGGCAGTGCGCGTTTCGCATCCACTTCCTTGCGCCACATCGGCTTGATGGCGCGGGTGATCGCAGCCAGCTCGAGTTGCGCGGTGTCTTTTGTGATCGATGCCGAGATCGGGATGATGCCGTCGACCGTCGCGATCAACACGTCGCCGCCGATCGGCGTGTGGCAGTTCATGCCAAGCGGTGTCGAGGTGGCGTATCGGCCTTCCTGCCGCCAGTTGGTCGAGGTCGCCGGGTCCGAGCCGGTGAAGATCAGCAGCTCGCCCTGATCGGTCATGAAAACACACTTGTCATCGATGCCGTCGCCGGCGTCGATCGACCATGTGAAGCCGCACAGCAGCTTACCGCCTTTCGTCGCGGCGCCTGCGAGCGGGATCATGATCAGCTGGCCTTGGAAGCTGTTGACCGGCAAGCACCACGCATTCATCGACCCGCCTTCGATGAAGAAGTAGCGGCCACGGTACTTCCACACATAGGTCAGGTTGTGGCCGTTCAGGCAGCTCGGCGGCGGCGTCAGCGCCGGGTCGGTGTGGATCTGGTTCGAATTGAACGTGGTCCACGTCGTGCCGTCGAAGTGCATAACATAGTCGCCACCCTCGTTGCATACCAGCATGTGGTCGCCGGACTGGTTCGCCAGCTGGCTCGCAACGTAGTTGCCAGAGGTCTGGCCGCTCTTGACCAGCACCGGCGTCGCCGAGGTGACGTTGTACAGTTTGGTGGCGTTGCCGGCGAACATGAACTGGTTGTTGATGCCGCTGATGTATTGAAACATCGAGATGACGCTCGTCGTCTCCGGCAGGCTCGCCCACGTCTTGCTGCCGCCGCGGATCGCCAGACCTTTCATGGTCGGCTTCCAGTTGTCGAGCACGATCGCGCCACCGGGCTGCATGAAACTCTCGTTCTCGTTCAGCACCAGCCCGCGCGTCGGTGCCGGCAGCGTGACGGTCTGCAGCTGCTGCGCCACCTGCGGCGGAACGGCCGCGCGGCGAAAGTCCCTGTAGGTCGCTTGGTTCATGGCGTCGGTGCCGGGTACGGGTAAGAGGCGCGGACGTTGGCCGAGATCGGGCGCCTTCCTGCGATAATCGGCGCCGGCTGGTCGTGGCCCATCGCTACCGCCAAGGCGTCGCTATAGGTGCCCATGTCCTCGGCGTAACTGGTGCCCTTGTTGGCTTTCCACTGCCACACCATCCCCAATTTCAGGAGACGTTCATCGAGCCGGAAGCTGTCGGCGTCGTCGAGGAAGCGATCGCCGTTGCCGCCGCTGTTGAGCGCAACGCAGTTCTTTTCGAGATAAGGGAAGTAGGCGGTGATCCCGACCGCAAGCACAGGCTGGATCAGCATCTGGCCGCCGAGCATGGTCCACTCGCCGGCGGGGTCGAACCAGTTCTGGGCGCGGCGGTTCAGCCACTCGTCGGTGTCGGGCACGAACCGCATCGGGTACGACGCGCTGGTCGAGCGCCAGACGTTCGACGTCAGCAGCATGCGCTTGTAGTCGGCCGGCATTGGGAAGCCGGTATTGATGCCGTCGCCGGTGAAGGTCTGGGTCTTGCGAAACAGCGTCCAGTCGCGGGTGTCGTAGCTGATGCGCTGCGCCATCTCGTTGGCCAGCGCGAGCATTTCCTGCATGGTGCGGTTGGCGGTGATGTTGAGCGTCACGCTGGTCGGCACGGTGACGCCGACCACCGCGCAGACGTCTTTAATCACCGCCAAGAGTGTCATGCTACGCTGCCTTGTCCGGCCGCACGCTCGCTGCCATGCGTGTCAACGTCTTGCGGTTCAGCGAGCCGTGCGGCGCCTGCCCCGAATTGACGGTGATGTATTCACGCAGTTGATCCAGCGTCATCGCCTCGAACTCGCTATCGTCGTCGGCCTTGCCGGCGAGCTGCTTGCGGCGTTCGAAGTCCTCCTCAAGGATGGCGTTGCGCGCTTTGAGCGCCTCCAGCTCCGCCAGCATCTGCATGTTCGGCGCCGCGGTCTTGGTTTCCTCGATGAACTCCACGGCTTGGTTCTTCATGTCGCGGCCGCCGGGCCCGAGGTTCTTCAGCTCGACGCCTTCGATCGCTGCGAGCTGCTCGACCGTGTAGACGTTCTGGGCGCGCAGCTCGGCCTTGCGGCCTTCGGACAGGAACGGCACGAAGTCGAGTGGCGTGCCGCTCTTGGTCTGCGTCGCGCTGGCCTTGAACTGCCGGTACTGGTGCGCAAACCGCTCCGCGTAGGTCTGCTTGGTCTGCTCCCCCGTATAGGGGTTATCAAGCCAGCGCGAGAACGCGTTGGCCGGAAACACCTTGACGTCCTTGTTGCCGGGCGCGCGGATCTCGCACACTTCAACGTCGTCAAAGACAGGGCGGCCCTCCTGCAGCGTCTTGGCGTTGTTCTGGGTGGCGAGGTGCTTGAACAGTACGACCAGCAGCTCGTCGGGATCTCGTGGCGTAGCCATAAAACGGTCCTTCCATGTCAGGTTGTATTGGTCCGGGCCGCCTTCATGGAAGGAAGGCGACTACCTACACGTCGGCGGCCCGGTTACGCGGCAGCTCGGGGGTGGTTGGGTTAAGCCGCCGGGTTGCTGTCGTACATTCTCCAGTTAAACAACGGGTTAGTCATGGTCAGCTCACCCATCCAGCCAATAAACTGGGCGATGGCATCCTTGTCGATTGGCATCTGACCGTCACCGTCGAACAGTTTGTCGAAGTTGCGTTCGGGGTGATAGCGCAGCCGGAACGTATCGGTGTTAATACCGAAGGTTGTATTGGCCGGCATGTTGGACCCGATGCCGCCATCGAGCACGATCTCGGCCCGCTTGCCGCCGCCGATGTATTCGAGCGCGCTAAAGCCCAGCTTGCCGAGGCTCGTCTCGTTCTGCTGGCGCTGGATCGCGATCGTCGCCGCGTCGTAGGCGGCGTAGTGCTCCGGTGACATGATCAGGAGATCCGCGTAGTCGCGGCCGCGGCTCTGCTTGGTCATGACGTAATTGAGCATCGGGCGCACCGTCGTCGAACTGACTTGCGTCGAGCCGGCGAGGAAGCTGTTGGCGTCGTAGGTTGCCGTTCGCCAGATCAGGGCGCTGCCGCGATCGATGCCGCCGTAGACGCCGCTGGTGTTGGTGATCGGGATCGCGGTGGCGAGCCCGGTGATCTGCTTGTTGCCGTTGGCAGTGCCGTCCGAGTAGATGCCGGCGTCCATCGCATCCTCAAGGCCTTTCTCGGCCGCGGCGATGTAGCTCTCGTAGACATCCATCAGCTGGTTGTCGCCGGAGTTGTTGAGGATCTCTTGGTACGACAGGATGATCGGAATGACGCACATCTTCGGGTCGAAAAACGCGTCATTGAACAAATCGATCGCGGGATTGAGCAGCTGATCGTAGCCGCTGTACCATTGCGCGGATTGTTTTCCGATCTGCAGCGTCTGCCGGATCTTCGGACCGCTATAGGTTTGCCAAAGTCCTTTCCTGCGCATCACCGCCAACAACGCGTTGTTGTTGCTGACGAGGTCTTGGTAGCCTGACGATCGGTCCTCGATCGCCATCGACAAGATTTGCTGGTAGGCCGCATTAGTCGTTACGTTGGGCATTGGAGCCGCTCCATGGGTTCAGATGACTACAAGGCGCCGTTGACGCGTCTGATCGCGTTGGCGACGGCCTCACGGGGTGACGCGCTGGCTTGTCTCGGTCGCGAAGTCCCGTTTGAGGGGCCACCATCGCGGGTGCCGGAAATCGAGCGGTCAACGGGTCGGGTCTGAGCCGATGGGTTGCGGGTCTGAGCCGCGCGGGTGGTCGGGTAGAGCAGGTCTGCCCGCCGGTAGGCTTCGTGAAGCGGGAAGCCGAGCGCGACTTCGCGCTTGATCGCCTCCCCTAGTTCGTCCAGCCGCGGGTGGCTGTCGGCAAAATTGTCGATCTCCGACCGAACCTGTACGAACTGCTGGTTAGTATGCATCTGCTGCACGGTCTGCTGCAAGTGCTGGATCTGCTGGTGCAGCGCGCCGATCTGCTGGGAGGCCGCCTGCTGCTGGTTGCCCATCTGCAGCTGCCGGAGCTGGTCCGGGGACTGGCTCAAGACGTGGTAGGCGATGTCGCGAAAGCCGATGCGCTGGCCGTCCGGGGTGCGCAGGTTCAGGTTATTGACGATCATGTCCAGCCCGGCGATCGGGTCGGCGCGCAGCTTGTTTTCCATGCCGACGTAATTGGTCAGCGCCGTGTTCAGGTCGGTGCCGTGGTCGGTCGCCATCTTGTGGAAGTGCCGGATCTTCGACATCTCGTCGAAGTCGTTTTTGTAGACCCTGTAAGCCTTTACGAACTCCTCCTGCATCCGGTGAACCTCGCCGCGGATGCTCTCGGGCGCAGCCGCCCACTCCGCCTTGGCGCGCTCGGCAAACCGGGCCGGCGCCGCCGCGTAGGGCGCGTGCGCCGGCAGCGGTGCAACAGCGGGTCGAGCCTGCGCATTTGCACCGTGCGGTGCATAGGCGCCTTGTGTGTTCTGTGCGCCGGGCGAAAACCCCTGAGAGGTTGCACCAACCTCTGAGGGGTTGCGCGGCGCAAACCGGCCGCGATCGCGCGGCTGGTCGTCCGGCCGGCGGCGCAAATCGATCTTTTCGGGCGGCATCTCATCGGGCGGGTTGTTGTGGCCCGGCCGGGCGTCAGCGGCCTTAACCGGCGGCTGCCGCGGCGGCGCCGCTTTAGGTGCGGTGCCGCTGGCGCGGTCGAAGGCGCGCTGGATCGCCTCGCGGCGGCCATCCGAGCCGGATGTCGGCTTCTCGGGCGCCTGCGAGCCGACCGGGTTGGGGCTGTTGACCGGATTGGGATTGATCGGCACCTCGTGCGCCGGTGCCGGAGTAGCGGCCGGTGCGGGTAAGGGTGGCGTTGTCGTAACGCTTGTATCTGACATGATTATTCCCCGAGTTTACGGTCTGTTTGACCGTGATTTGTGATTTATGTTACCGGCGCGGACCATCTCGACTGCCTTCTTGATCGAAGCCTGCCGCGCCTCCTTGGCGGCCCGCGTCTGCGATGGGCGCGTCCGCGGCTTGAACTTCTCGTTGCCGACTTCGATCAGGCCGAGGCTGCGCCCAACCTTCCGAAAGGCGCTCTTGCTCGTGTAGAACCGGCCATCGACCTGCTCGACCGGGTCCATGATGTC